GTCTGTTGTAGCACCTGATAGTGCTTTTTGATAAACCCCCGCACTTCTCCATACCGATACATAATTTGTTCCACCTGATGAAATTAAATCTACCGTTCCTGTATTTGTTGAATCATACCATAACGCTGGTGTTTCAGGTAATGGGAATGGTGTCGAACTTGGTGTGTTCGTTTGAGTTGGAGTCGGTGTTACTTGTGGTATTCCTGTTCCTGTTTGAGTAGGAGTCATCGTAGGGGTAGGAGTTTCTGTATTTGTTGGGGTAGGTGTTGGAGTACTTGTCTCCGTATTTGTAGGAGTTTGAGTAGGAGTTTGAGTAGGAGTTTCTGTATTAGTTGGAGTAGGTGTTGCGGTGCTTGTCTCCGTATTTGTTGGGGTAGGTGATGGTGTAGCACCAGGTGTTCCTGTTGGAGTATTACTTGGTGTGTTTGTTGGAGTTGTAGTCGGTGTTGGAGTTAAGAATGAATTGAATGCCGCATCACATCTATCAAGAGGAATCATTACCTTGATTGTTACATCAGCGGTCCATCCCCCTAATAAGTCATCATACTTTTCCAAGAATGGAGTACAAGTAATTGGTGTATCTAAATAGAATAACTCATTAAAGTTTCCTAACGATTCTGTAACAGATAATCTGAACTGACCAAGAATGTCATCCATAATTTGTAATGTATCAGATAGTACATCGTTTTGGTTCGACAAATCTCTTTGTATAATATCTGATGTTATGAATGTAAACTTGTATTCCATGAACCCAAACTTCTGTATCACATCTTGTGGTACAACATAGAAATAAGGATAGTATGGCGAATTGAAATGGTCATTGTTTTCTTTCAATCTCATTTCATTCCAATAGATAAACTCATCCATCTTTCCAAATCCAAATGATTGAATCTGTTTGTGATATTCAGATAGGACTCTGAAGTCATCTGTGAATGTCTTTAAGTTAATACCATCGGGGTGTGTGATTGATGCTCCTGTCCATGTCTTAAATGCTGCTGCACATCTATCAAGGGATGTCATTGTCTTAATTCTAATAAGACCATTCCAACCATTTAAGTAATCATCTTGTTCTCCAAGATACGGCGTACATACCACTTCATCATCAACCCAATACTTGTCATAGAAATCCCCAAATATTGGATTAACAGCCAATCTAAACTGTGCAATAACATCCTGTAAGATTTGTAGAGTATCAGATAGAGTATCCTCATTATTCTGTAAACTATCTTCAACAATATCTGATACGGTTGTATTGAACTCCCATACTTTGTATTGAAGGTCATTCTCAACTTTTGATGGTACAACATATAGTAATGGATAATATGGCGAATTGAATGTTGTATTGTCTTCTTTTAATCTCGATTGTGTCCAATATGATAATTGGTCAATGTCCCCCAAACCAAATGAGTTTAACTGTTTGTGTAGATTCGCAAGAGTTTGGAAATCCACAGAAAGAGTTTTGAAGTTAACTTCTTTTGGTGTTGAACTTGGGGTAGGTGATGGTGCTGGATTGGTTGGAGTTTGTGTAGGAGTTCCTGTGTTAGTTGGAGTAACTGTTGGCGTAGTAGTATTAGTTGGTGTAACCGATGGTGTCTGTGTGTTTGTAGGTGTGGGAGTAGGTGTTTCACTCGATGTTGGGGTAGGTGTTGGTTGAACAGAACATGCAGTATAAGTTCCACCACTAATAAATCCACCTACAATATATTGTCGTGTATAGTCGTTCGGTTGTATCTCACTTGAATACCAACCAGTAGGAATAACTTGAGTTAATCCACTGTCTAAAAAGAATTGTTGATTAGTATTAACACATGGCCAACAAGTCAATCCTCCACTCGTACATGGGTCACACTGATTTGGTGCAACATCCACATATATGTTGAAGTATGGTCCAATTTGACATGCTTCAATGTCTGTTGAACCTGATGATACTAAAAACGATACTACACTCATTATTTAATGGTCTGTTGTTGTTTTATTTGTTTTTCCTTCTCGTTATTAACATCCACAAGGTAAGACAGATGATTGAGACAAGCCACAAGGGAAAGGTTAGTAATACTATCAATTTTCCAAACCTTGTTTTCTGCGAGGAAACTAATTGCCGCATACCATCCCCAAAACTTTCCAAAGCTATTCTCGCTCTCATCGTCCACCACATCAGTTTGCTCTTGGAATAAAGCAGGGTAAGCTCGTGCAATCCCTTTGCCAAATTCAACAAAAAAAAAACGCTCGACTCAATGTATTTCACTGGTAGAGTTTTGAAATCTATAATTCTTTTTTTGATGTCTGAATCCCCATAGTTCTGTCCTTCTTCACAATATAAATAGGCTGCGAGTTCGTTTAAGTTTGCAATCTTATATGACTCATCTTTTTTCATGAATGTATCAATGTCAACAAACTGACCAAACGATATTTTGTTTACATCAACAAGTGTGTATGTAACTCCATTGTGTTCAATGGTCCTGAATAACTCTCTTGATTCTTGATTCAAATATCTCCATAGAGTATCCCCCGCAATTCTGATGTCTAACGCATCTGCTTCTTTGACTTCTTTCATGGATAAACCAGTGACTTCAGAAATCATTTTAACACTCATTTCTTCTTCATCAAATAAATCTTTGAATACCATCACATTTTTCCATGTCTCGATGGTTGGCTCTTTTACTTCGTATTGTTTTCCTTTGTGTTCTATGTAAGTTGTCTTCATGTTCTAACTATAAATATCTTTTATTGGGGTGTCTCATTTACATAACATAGACACCAGTGTTTCTCATTTGTTTCATCTGTAAGACATATCTGATTGCGTCCAACAGGTGATTGTTTTTATCTTCAGGTTCATCCAATATATTTCCATTCTTATCAATCTTCCATACATAAGAATTTAATTCATCCAATAGGTTCTTTGAATCTTTATGGACAAAGAAGTTGGACCTCTTGATTTGGTCCACACCAGATAAGATGGTGTCCTTCTTAACAGGTTTTGCATTAATCCCCTCCCTAACCATCTCTTGTATTGCCATTGGTGCTGCAGAGTCGACAATGAAGTCATCTGTTAGATTGAGTTTAAGGTCCTTAATTTTGTAGATAAAGTCAGAGATGGTTGTACTCCTCAAATACAATAATTCCTCACAATAAATGGAATCTCCGTCCTTATAAACCTTAACCAATGTGTTGGGGTCATTGTATCCAATATCGACTCCATATCCAAGAAGTTTACAAGATGGTGGTAAGGTCTCATAAATCTGTTGATGATTGAATACAACTCTTGTGGGAATACCTTTCATACCCTCACCGAATACACGCCACAAATTCTGGTCTTTTGTTCGTAGACCCTCGATTTCATTGATAAGGGATTGTTCCAAGAATGGATTGTCTTTGTATGTAACGATTGTATAGAATACATCATCATTACCTTCAAGGTCATATATCCATGATTTCCATAACGAGGGGTTAAGGTCCAATACAATCCTACCTGATGTTCTTAATACTAATTGTATATACTCATCGTATGTTACTTCAGTAGCCTCATTGATGAATAGATAGTCACGCTTTCTACCTCGTAGTTTTGTTTCATCATCCACAGAAAACCATTCAATGATGTTTGTCCCCAACTCATAGTATCCATCAACTGAATGCCATTTGTTTGAGTCATATACTCCGAAGTCAATTAGTATCTGTTTCAAATCACGAAGAACACTACCCTTCAATGCTGGTAATGTTTTCCTTACAACAGATAGGACCTTGTTGTCTTCTTGAAGTAATCTGTATACCCAATAGATTAAAATGTTGTATGTCTTGGATGCTCTCGATGACCCTTGAAATACACAGATTCTATTTTGTTGTGAAATTAAGTCCTGAAATACTTTGGTTGTTTGGATTTTGATTTGCATCTAATTCTTTTTGTTTCTTCCACTCCTCGTGTTTTTCATAAGCCATGTTGACTTGTTTCTGCCAGAATGTTTTGTTTAATTCATTTCTTTTGGCAACTCTTTTTCTGTGGGCTTTCTCCCCACCTCTTTTTTTACTTTTGGGCATTTGTTCCTCGTTGAATTGTTTTATGAAACTCCATGTAGTCGTTGTTGATGATTACCTCATCGTAAACCTTCTCACAGATTTCATTCAGTTTATTTGTTAGTTCATCTTTGTTGGTCTTATTCTTGGGGAAGAAGGTAAACTCTAATGTGGTAAACGATGACCCTGTAGCAGTGAATGAATCAGATATGTTTGTGGTGGTAATAAACTTGTCTCTAAAGAAGTCCTTATCCATATTCCTTTCTATACCATGTTTTAGTTGATTTAAGACCTTCCTCATCATTTGATGGTGATTATCTGTCTTTGACTTGAAGTGTCCCTTAACCTCAAGGTAACAACCTTTATAGGTATTTCTATCCATCGTTCCCCCAACGAAGTTTATCTTGGGGTAATCTTTGATGATAAACTCCTGTGTTAATTTTCTACCTACCTTGACCTCTGTAAGGTTTTGGTTTTTGGTCTTTTGGTCCATAAGATTTTTTTGCTACTCCTTTTCTTTTTGAATTTAGAACTACTTTAGTGCTATTTGTCGTCCCCTTCTTTGCCATGTTTAGTGGTTATGATTTCAATTTGTATTGATGGTTTATTGAGTGATTCCTCGTTGGTTGTTATATCAATCTTCTCTTTCACTTTACCCCATCCTCTCTCTAACAATAAGTTTGCTGCCTTCACATCTCCTGTATTTGCTCTTCTTCTAATTGCCTCGATGATTTGTTCTGCTGCTGTTTTCCCTTCTTCGTTTTCTGACCCCAATACATTCGCAAGTATCACATCAAGGTTTGGTAATTTCTTTGGTGCCCCCTTTGGATTCTTAACCTCACCCTTCTTAATTGGTTTGAGATTTTCCCTTGATTTGGGGTTATAGTTTGTCTTTGCCATATCTCTGTTATTTCACTTTAATTCTTCAATTTTGATTCCATTTCTTTGACTCTATTTTTGATGTGTCTTAAACAGTTCTGGTCACAGTAACCAGAAATCACATCTCCAAAATTTGTATTCAAAATGTATGAGACAAATTGTTTCTCTGAATCGTGTTTATTCGTTGATGATAGATAATCTTTTATTCTTATCACATCTTCTATCGTGTAGTTGACCGTTGTATCTTCAGCTGATTCTACTTGTATTGGTCGAATACCTTGAGGTACTATCTTCTCTTGTTGTATTGGTTGTTTGCATCCACACCCCATGTCTTAATTTTTTAGTTGTTCTTTTCTTTTATTGATTAATATCTTACGAACCTTGTTGATGTCCCTTGAAACTGAATTGATGGGGATGGTAGTCCTTTTCGAGAGTGATGTGATTGAACACCCCTCTTCAATATATAACTCCATCAATCGTTTGAAATACCAATCTAATTGGTTCAATTCATTCTTGACCCAATCTAAATCTACAACAGGCTCCTCATATTCTAAATATTGAATATCAACATTATCAATATCGGTGAACTTAAATTTACGGTAAGTGTGATAGTAGGGGGAACTGTTGGAGTTGTAATTATTCCTAACTATTCGTGCAAAGAAAAACAGTTTCTCATCATCAGGAATGTCATCAATCCTCCTGTTTTTGAGAAACTGTTCTACACATATTTGTAAGAGGTCATCGCTGTCCTCCCCTCTTGTAATTTTATTACAAATGGTTTTTAATTCTGTAAAGTTTTGTTCAATCCAATCTGCTAACAAGATAAAGTGTGATTTGATATTTTATCCTTGAAGGCTTCCTCTTAATAGTTTACGGTTGAAGTATACATCATTCTCGTCGAAGTGATTTACTAATGAAACGAAATACCCTTCCTTGGCTAACTTGATTACTTTATCTCTTACAGTTACTGGAGATATGTCTAAATTTT